AGCAGTACAATCCAAAGAGTGATATTTACCCTCTTCCTTCATATTTCCAAGGTCTTAACTACATCGAGAGTGATATCCAAGTAAGCCGACATATATTAGGTAATGCAAAGAAAAACTTTGTGGCCACCAAATTGATTAATTTTAATAATGGCTTACCAGGTGAGGAGGAGCAAGAGGAAGTTGAGAAAGATTTAAAGAATAAGTTCGCTAATCCGGAAGGTGACCGCGTGGTAATTGCATTTAACCCATCAAAGGAAAATTCAGTCGAGATTGTTGATTTAGGACAAACCAATTTAACAAAAGAGGATTTCACTAATGTTAACAATCTAATCCAACAAGAGATTTTCTCTTGTCATCAAGTTACAAGCCCGATGCTATTTGGTATCAAAACCGAAGGACAATTAGGAGGCCGAAGCGAGATTCGTGATGCATATCAAATATTCCAAAACACATATGTTAACGAGCGCCAACAACAACACGAAGTAACTTTCAATAAATTAATGAAATTGGCCGGCATCGTTGGTGAGTTTGAGATTGTTCCGGTTGAGCCATTAAGCTTTGAGTTTAGTGAGGCCATTATGAGCGCCAATATGACACGCAATGAAATCCGCGAGAAGTTAGGCCTTGCACCGGATAGCGTGGCACCACAGGGCGCGGGATTGCCTCCAACGGGTAGTGAGCCAATAGCGGCTGCAAATGATAGCATTAAGAATTTAAGCGGAAGGCAATATCAAAATGTTATGCGTATCGTTCGCCAATTCGGAAGCGGTAAGATTAACAAGCAACAAGCGGCATTGATGTTAAAGAGTGGATTTGGTTTTAGCGATGATGATGTGAATACCTTCCTGGGTGTTGATGATGATCCTAAAACCGAAGAGGCCTTTGCTGATATGCAAGATGATTTGTTATTGAGTGAATTTAGCGCATGCGGTGACAATTGCAATGAGTTTGAAGTAATTGAGACTCATGAAGCTAAAAACTTTGAGCAATTTGCGGATGCCGAGATTGACACAATCAAAGCAAATGTACTTGATTTGATAAGCAAAAATAAGCTTATTACTCCGGAGAACATTGGCACCATCTTAAACAAAAGCGTTGCCGAGGTTAATCTTACAATTGAAGCTTTAAAAACGGAAGGATATTTAAAAATAATTGGGAGAGATTTAAGCATCTTAAACCCAAAGTATAAACCTCAAGAGAGTGTGCTTACAAAGCCACTTCGCAAAATTGCGGGAGGTGATAAGGCAACCACAACCGAGGTGCTTTTGCGTTACACATATGCCGGTCCAAGAGATGATAAAAACCGACCATTTTGTGCGCGCTTATTACAACTAGCAGAGACAAAGCTTTGGAGCCGTTCCGATATTGAGAACATTTCCGAGCGTTTAGGCTATTCAGTATTTGATAGGAGAGGCGGTTGGTTCACGCAACCTAATGGAGTTCACCGCCCTTATTGCAGACATCGTTGGCAAGTAAAAATTGTAACTAGAAAAAAATAATTTTATGAGTTTAAATATACTTTTTATTAATGAGGAGCTTATCAAAAGTCGCACGGCAATAAGCACAGGCATCGATGGTAAGCAAATTTTACCGGTTATCAAGTTGGCTCAAGATAAGTTTTTATTGCCGGCACTTGGTACATCTTTATTTCGTAGGTTACAAGATGGGGTTGAGAATAACGATTTAAGCACGGATGAAAAATCTTTGCTTAATGATTATGTAACGGATTGCCTTTTATGGTTCACACTTGCCGAGATGGTGATGGCAACATCGTTCCAATTTTTTAGCAAAGGATTGATGCAGAAAACTGCGGAGGAAAGCAACTCACCAAGTAAGGGCCAATTGGAATTATTACAAAGGTCTTACATGAGCAATGGTGAATTTTACAAGACAAGATTAATTGATTATCTTCGTGAAAACTCCGAGTTGTTTGATGAGTACTTAAACTATGGTAGCGGATTTGATATCATTGCGCCACAAATTAAAGCATATACTTCGCCAATATTTTTGGGAAGGAGAGGAGCAACACGAAGAGTTAGTAACCTAGATTTACCTCATGAAAATACGCAGTTATAAAAGGGAGTTTTTAGACAAAGTAAAACAAAAATTCAATGACTTACAACCAGGTAATAAGTACAATAAGGACTCTCCTAGAATCGCATGCGCAAATAAAGAGCGTAAAAAATGCGACACCAAGAGAGTGGTTGTTTGTAAATGACCAACCGATTTATCCCATTGCTTGCTTTGCAATCAATAGCGGATCATTAAATGTTGGGCGTGAACAAGTCTATAATGTAACGCTTTGGTTTTTAGATAAGGCGGGCATGGAGGCCGAATTTGAGCCGGATGTTGCATCCGATCAATTACAAATCGGAGCTGACATAATTAGCAAAATGAGGAACGGAGCAAATAATTACATCCTTGATCCTAATATAAGTTACAATTTTATATTGGATAAGTTTGAAGATTATTTGAGTGGTATTGAGATAACCTTTAACATGACAACAGTATCGGAGTTTGATGCTTGCGATATGCCATTAAATTAAAAAATTATAAATATGAGTTGCAATAGTTCAACGGGTGATTTAAGGCCCGCACAATACAATGTTCAATTATGGCGCAATGACACATGGGCGCAAACATTCGCCATCACGGCAAATGATGTGGCAGTTGATTTAAGCGGATCAACTATCTTGATACAAGTTAGGACCAAGCCCGCATCAACGGATGTGGTGTTGAGCCTTGTAACCGGTACAAGCATCACAATTGGTGGCGCCGGTAAAAACGAGATTACATTAAATAAGATAGTGGATATTGCCGCCGGAAGTTATGTTTATGACATGAATGTCACCTTTCCAAGTGGCCTTGTCAAAACATATATTTGGGGAACTTTTTTAGTACAGGAGGACATAACAAGAGTATAATAAAATGAGTACAATAATAACACCAAGCGAAGAGCAAATAAACATAGTAGTTAATGATGAAAAAATTAGTATCAATGTAGAGAGTGGCGATGTTATTGTAAATGTAACCGAGAATATTGTTGAAGTATCAACAGTTAATGGAGGTTATCCATTGCCAACAACCGTGTATTCAGTATTCGGAAGGACCGGAAATATAATCGCGGTTGATGGTGATTATGACCTTGGCGAACTTGGTGATGTAACATTAGTAAGCAGTACCAACGGCGATGTCCTTACATATGATGGCACTAAATGGATTAACAAAGCAGTAACGGGAACGGGAACAGTAACAAGTGTTAACATGACCGTACCGGTTGGCCTTCAAGTTAGTGGCAATCCAATTAGTACCGTTGGAACGCTAGCGGTTAATTTTGCTTCCGGTTATTCTTTGCCAACAACTGCAAAGCAAACAACCTGGGATGCGGCCTATAATGACTCAATCGTAAGTGCAAGCGTAAGCGGTACAACGACAAAGACATTAACTTTAAACCAACAAGATGGAGGCACCATCACCGCATCATGGACCGACATTGATACCAATTTGGTAACAAGTGTTAACGGATATGTTGGAACGGTAGTATTGACTACAACCGACATTGCGGAAGGAACAAGATTATATTATACCGAGACAAGAGTTTCAAATAATGTGGATGTGGCAGCAAATACGGCTGCAAGACATTCAGCGGTGACAATTGGAACTGCTAATGGGTTAAGCTTGGCATCTCAAGTGTTAAGCCTGGCATTAGCATCGGCATCAACAACCGGCGCTTTAAGTAGCACGGATTGGGTTAAATTTAATACGGCTTATAACGATTCAATAGTTAGTGCAAGTGTAAGTGGTACAACTACCAAAACACTAACATTAACGCAACAAGATGCGGGAACAATTACGGCATCATGGACCGATCTTGCAGCAAGCGGAACGGTAACGAGTGTTGCGGCAACAGTTCCGGCCGGACTTACAATAAGTGGCTCTCCAATTGTTTCGGCGGGTACATTGGCATTTGGATTAGATACAGGGTACACCATCCCATTAAGCACTCAATTGATGCCAACGGGAGGATCAACAGGACAAATACTTACTAAAAATAGTGCGACCAATTATGACACTATATGGAGTGATAACTACGCAGATTGGACCGAGCAAATAAGAGATACAGTTAAAGCCGAGGTTGCAATAAATAAAGGACAAGCCGTTTACATAAGTGGGGCTAATGGGACAAATCAATTGGTTTCTTTGGCATCAAATACAACCGAGCCACTATCAAGCAAAACACTTGGTTTGGCTATGCAGAATTTGGCAATTAATGGCATCGGGGCAATCATTACGGAAGGATTATTAGGAGGATTGAATACATCAACGGCAACCGCGGGCGATCCGGTGTGGCTTGGGGTAAGTGGTAATTTAATATATGGATTAGCAAATAAGCCCATTGCACCGGCGCATTTAGTATATATTGGAGTAGTTACAAGATCAAATATAAACAACGGCGAGATTTATGTTAAGATACAAAATGGCTTTGAATTACAAGAGTTACATAATGTACTTATCTCAAGTGTTGCAAATAACGAAGGTTTATTTTATGAGACTGCGACAACCTTATGGAAAAATAAAAGCATAGCAACAGTATTGGGATATACACCAATCTCATTAACAAGTTTAAGCGGAGTATCGCCATTAAGTTATAACAATACAACCGGAGCGTTTAGCATAGCGCAAGCGACTACATCGGTAAATGGATATTTATCAAGTACCGATTGGAACACTTTTAATGGTAAGCAAGCGGCTTTGAATGGCACCGGGTTTGTAAAGGCAAGCGGTACTACAATCAGTTATGATAATTCAAATTATGTTACATCTGCTTATTTTAGTGCAACAAATCCTTTAATTTATAGTTTAGGTAACTTTTCAATAGATAAAGCAACAACAACAGATGATGGGTATTTAAGCAAATTTGATTTTAATACTTTTAATAACAAACAAGCTGCGGGCAATTATATCACCGCATTAAGTGGTGAGGCAACTGCGAGTGGCCCAGGATCGGCGGCGGTGACATTAAGTACACCGGCCGTAACGAGTAAACTTTTAACCGGTGTTAATATTACCGGAGGATCAATAAGTTCAACCGACTCAATATTAGTTGCATTTGGTAAGATTCAAAACCAAATCAACGGAGTATTAGGTGGCGCAATTTATCAAAGCGTTTGGAACGCATCAACAAACACTCCAACGCTTACAAGTAGTACAGGAACAAAAGGATATTATTACATCGTAAGTGTTGCGGGATCAACAAACCTTGATGGTATCACCGATTGGAAAGTGGGTGATTGGGCTATCTTTAATGGCACCACTTGGAACAAAGTAGATAACACCGATGCCGTAAGTTCAGTAAATGGATTTACCGGTGCGGTAAGTTTGACAACTGCAAACATTTCGGAGGTAACTAATTTATATTATACGGAAGGAAGAGTAAGCGCAAATACGGATGTGGCTGCTAATACGGCGGCAAGACACGCGGCGGTGACATTAGGCACGGCAAATGGATTGAGTTTAAGCACTCAAGCTTTAAGCCTGGCTCTTGCATCAACAAGCGCAACCGGTGCTTTAAGTAGTACCGATTGGAACAC